ATCCCAACATCAAGCGATGACTTGACTGAAGGATCAACAAATCTTTTCTATACCAATTCAAGATTTGATACACGCTTGGCAACAAAGACAACTGACAATTTAACTGAAGGTTCAACAAATCTCTATTTCACAAATTCACTTGCTAAGACCGCCGCCGTTGTCAATAGCATGGCAGGGACTCAGACTGATCAAGCCCCTTCCGTTTCATCAGTAAAAGCCTACTACACAGCAGGCACTGGCATCTCTTTAACTAGTGGCACAATTGCATCAACCATCACTCAATACACAGACACAGATGCAGACGCTAGAATCAGCCTTCAAAAAGGTGCAAACAATGGGATTTGCGAGCTTGATGCAAATGGTCTTGTTCCTACTAATCATTTGCCACCTTTAGCAATAACTGATGTTCATGTTGTCGCTGATGCAACTGAGAGAAACGCCTTAGTTGCTCAAGAGGGCGATGTTGCTATTCAAACAGATGACTCTTCATCTTGGATTTATGATGGCAGTGCATGGGTTGCCTTTGGTGTGAGTGGTGCTGTTGTTTCAGTTAATGGTCAAACAGGTACAGTTTCACTTGATACTGATGATGTTTCAGAAGGATCAACTAATCAGTATTTTACAAGCACAAGGGCAAAGACCGCCGCCGTTGTCAATAGCACATCTGGATCAGAAACCGATCAAGCTCCATCAGTATCAGCAATGAAAAGCTATGTTACCGCCAACGGTGGAACGGTTAACGCGGTTAATTCAGTTTCTCCAGTGGCTGGGAATGTGACATTGACAACTGATAATATCAATCAAGGATCAACTAATCTTTATTTCACTAATACAAATTTTGATAATAGACTTGCCACAAAAACAACCGATAATTTAACTGAAGGTTCAACAAATTTATATTATACAAGCACAAGGGTTAATTCTGCTTTTGATACACGATTGGCAACAAAAACAACAGATAATTTAACTGAGGGTTCAACAAATAAATATTTCTCAGATACACTTGCGAGAAATGCCTTTAGTGCAGGAGCGGGGATAACAATCACAAGCGGGCAAATCGCTACAACAATCACTCAATACACTGATGAACTTGCTCAAGATGCTAGTGCATCCCTTTTAACAAGTGGATCACATACTGGCATCAGTTACAGTTATGTTGATGGATCAAATAAGATTGACTCAACCGTCTCTCTAAGCGGTTTTTCTATCAATGCTTTAAGCGATGTTGATACAGCTACAACCGCTCCAACGACAAATCAAGTCTTATCTTGGGATGGTACTAATTGGGTGCCTGCTACTGTTGGCGGTGGAGCAACAAGGCCTCCAATTGGCGATAAGACAAGCAATTTTACAATCTCGACACCTGGTGGATCAGTTCTTCAAGAAATCTACACCGTTTCAGGATCCTCAGCGGTTACCATGACTTTGCCTGATGCGACCGCTTGCGCAAGCATGAGATATGACATCAAAAGGCTCGGAACAGCAACAGTTACAATTGCATGCAATGGGGTTCAAACCATTGATGGATCAGCTACTATCCAACTCCTTGCTCAATATGCTTCAGTTACCGTTATTTCAACGGGTTCAAATTGGATTATCATATGACATACAACCTAAAGCTGACACATAAAGGTGTGAAATTCGCCTATGCCAACAGATCAGCAACCATAAGTTTAAACTCAACAACTGTTTACTCAAATGTTCAGTATCCATTAACATCGATGTCGGGGTCAATAGGCTTGCAAGCATCTTTATCTGGGGGCAACATTGTTTTGGGTGATAGAGTTTATCATGGCTTCTTCTATCCATCAGCTGGTGGAGTCAATCAATTTTCTATGAGAATATTGATAAATGGGTCGGAGCTGTCCACACAAAGAACAATCAACAAACCTTCAAATTCAAGTGTTCCCAGTTCTATTACAAGAGGTTTCCCTCTTTTTTTCTCATATAATGCAACAGCCAACGATCTTTTATCTATCAGGTATTCAAAGGACTCCGGGGCTAGTTTTGATATCTACTCGGGGGCGATTGGCACAAACTTATTTTTATGGGAGGTTGAAAAATGAGCTATGCGGGATCAATGAGCTTGGCGTCTTTTTATATGATATCAAGTGTTGATACACAGTCAATTTCTGCAGGCCTTTTTGAGCAAGCTATTTCAAGTCAACATGTTTTTCATAGTCAATCTAAAATTCCATCGATTGGCGGGAAAACATCTATGATTTTTAATATCTCTCTTTTAGCTGATGCAGACGCATCTTTTCCAACCGCAAGCGTTTCAATTGCAAATGCGGATGTCATATCCACAAGAGTTGGCAGTCAGATTGCTGTAGCTACATTTAGCTCTCAACGCTCTTATTTGTCCACAAATCCCTTTATTTCAACCAAATCGCCAATAGAGCTATCAACCGCCATTTTAGATGATGGCGATCGAGTTTATTTAAACACCGCTATTTTTTTGATGCTCCCAATCAAGGACTAAAAATGACATTCAACCCAATTCACGCAATGGCCTTAAAGTCTGTTCAAATTGATATCCCTGCTCAGACAATTGCATCATCAACAACTCTTACGCTTGGATCAATCACTGATTCGTCTGTTGTCACAGTATCGGGTGATATTATTGTTTTACCAACGGGGCGAGATTATTTCCTAACGGCTTCAATAAACGCCTCACAAGGTAGCGGGAACAACAATGAATTTTCTTTCATAAATTTTGCTGATGGAACTACTTTTTCAAATCAAGCAAAGGCGTTCGGGTTCTATACAACATCCACAACAAACGCAAACACATACTCTGGCAATGTGGCAATGATCGCCGTTGATCTTGCATCACCCTTGCAAGTGCAACTAAAAAAAACAATTCATTCAGCAAGCACATCGATCTATAAAGACAATGCAAATGCGTATGTCGCAAATTCTTCCATCACGATTTTCTATACAGATTGAGGCAAATCATGCAAGTAACAAAAAATTTTAAATTGTCTGAACTTGAGTTTAGCGACTCAATCCCCCCTGAATTGGTAGCCAACGCCGTTGAGCTTTTAAAGAATTTGCAAGTCATCAGAGAGCATTTTCAGAAGCCTATCGTGATCATCAGTGGCTATCGTTCGCCAACTAGAAACGCTCAAGTTGGGGGTGCTGATAAATCTCAACATCTTCATGCGAAAGCGGCTGATATTAAGATCGCTGGTGTACCAACTGAAGAGATCTACAATCGCATTGAGAAGTTGATTGCTCAAGGCAAGATCAAAGAGGGTGGGCTTGGCAAATACCTAGATTCTAATTTTGTGCATTATGATATCAGAGGCACAAGAGCAAGGTGGCAAGGGTGACAACATGAACTCAGATATGATCTCAATCAGTGCATTAACTGCTGTTATAACCGCTCTTCTGCCAGCCTTTAAGATCTTCTCATCATATGATAAGAGGATTGCATTGCTCGAACATCAGACAATGGCTTTGCTTGTCAAGCAAGAAAAAACAGATGCTGAGCTTGATCTGATCAATAAAGCATTGAATAGACATACAGTTATTCTTGAAAGAATAGAAACGAATGTTGATTTTCTAAAAAATAAATGAGATTTGTGTTCTAATGATCATCCCTTTCACATGGAGATGATCATGTCACAAAATAAAATTTTGGGTGAAGTCGCTTTTGCCACTCAATACGCTCATGTTAAAGCTGATGGCAAGCGAGAAACTTATTTAGATGCAATGGCAAGAGTCAAGCAAATGCATCAAAAGAAATTTCCTTTTTTAAGTATGGATATCGAGCAAGTTTTTCAAAACTATGTTTATAAAAAAAAGGTGTTCCCATCTCAAAGATCAACTCAATTCGGTGGTGTTGCTATTGAGAGAAACAATATGCGAATGTACAATTGCACCGCTTCATATGTTGATCGTGTTCGCTTTTTTGCTGAAGGCTTTTGGCTGTTGATGAGTGGGTGCGGTGTTGGCTTTTCAGTACAAAAGCATCATATTGCTAAACTTCCAAACTTGATTTCAAAGACTCAAAGAGATGCAAGACTAAAGCTTGTTCATGTAGTTGAAGACTCAATTGAAGGATGGGCTGAAGCTGTGCATGTGCTAACAAAAAGCTATTTGCCAACCAACGAAGATGAAGCTAAATATTGCATTGACTTTCATTATGATCAAGTTAGACCTGAAGGGTCGCCAATCTCAATCGGTGGTGTTGCTCCTGGTCCCAAAGTGCTTGAGGTTGCCATTGAAAAGGTGAGATTTATTCTTGATCAAGCGGTCGATCAAGCACAAGATAGATTAAGACCAATTCAATGCTTTGATATCTTCATGCACATAAGCCACGCCGCTTTACTCAGCTCAAGAAGAGCGGCAACAATTGCTCTCTTTTCTCCTGATGATGAAGAGATGATGACTGCTAAGACTGGCAATTGGTGGCAAGATAACCCCCAAAGAGCTTATGCAAATATTAGCGCTCAGATCCTACTTGATGGACTTGAGAAAAAATCTGTATTTACTCAGATCATTGACAACGCAAGACAATTCGGAGAGCCCGGCTTTTTCTTTTGCTATGATAAAGACTTCTCTACAAATCCATGTGGAGAAATAGGCTTATATCCAACATTCAAAGACGATCAAGGCAACACTTCAAGCGGGTGGGCTGTATGCAATTTAAATGAGATTGTTGTTGCAAACCTTGATGATGCTGATGATCTTTTAGGTGCATGTAAAGCGGCTGCTTTCTTAGGTACACTTCAAGCAAGCTACACAAAGACGGGCTACCTTGGAGAGACTACTAAAAAGATCATAGAGAGAGATGCTTTATTAGGTGTTTCTATGACTGGCATTATGAGCAAGCCTGAAATGATCTTTGATGAGTATCTACTTAAAAAATGTTCTGTTGAAGTAACTGAAACAAATAAAGCGATTGCTAAGCTAATCAAGATCAATCCTGCATTAAGAGCTACAACCGTTAAGCCTTCAGGCAATAGTTCAACAGTTGCAGGATGTTCAGCTGGTATTCATCCATATCATGCAAAGAAATACATCAGAACGATGCGAATAAATAAAATAAATCCCATTTGGCAAGAGGTATTAAATAAGTTGCCTGAAGTATGCGATGATCGAGATGCACAAGTCGGGATCGTTTCTTTTGCTTGTGAAGCTCCAACTGGTGCAATGCTTAGAACTGATCTATCAGCTAAAGACTTCTTGAGCAAAGTTGAATTTATTCAAAGATATTGGGTCAAGCCAACAACACAACTCAGAGAAAAAGATCAATATGGATTGACTCACAATGTATCTAATACTTGCACCGTCAAGGCTGATGAATGGGATGATCTAACTGATAAGATTTGGTCTCTTAGAGATAGCGTTAAAGGCATCTCTCTTTTATCTGATTATGGTGATCATGTTTATGAGAATGCACCTTATCAAACTGTCAGCGAAGATAATGATCAAATGATTGATAAATATAATAAATTACTCTTGGCTGATTGGTCTAAGGTTGATTTAAATGTAGGTGGGTTTAAAGAAAATCCTAGTGTTGAACCTGCTTGTGCTGGTGGTGTCTGCCTTATTTAATTTTCCACGACTCTCTCCAGTCTCTAGCATCATCTTCATCATAGTCGGCATCAGCCCAGCCTCCTCTTAAATCCTTGTCTCGATAGGATTGATATTCAACGGCTTGCTTTTGATCGCTTGGGAAGAGTGAAGCTTGATCAGATGGTGGTGCTTGAGTCTTGGGCGGTGATGACTGCTGCACTTGTTGGGGCTGTGGTGGTGGTGGTGCTTGTACTTGTACTTGCACAGGTTGAACTTGCACAGGTTGAACTTGAGGCTTTGCTTTTGTATCTGCCCCAGCCTTAACGCCCGGCTTTGCTCTTTGAACGGGTTGTCTCTCAGCATAGATTGGAGTATCAAGCTCTTGACTCAAGATTTCTAGTCTTTCATCTTCAGGCATATCCATACTATCAGCCATTTCAATCGCATCATAGCCGCTGATCACATCGCCAAACACATCACGAACAGCCATTGACTTGCATCTTGCCATAAGCATTTGCTTAGGCATATTTTGCCATTGGCGATTACTTGTCAAACCTTGTTTCTGTGCCATCGCAATCGTGAAAGTGACTACATACTTTTGATTGTTGTCGCCTCTTGTAAATTCAATTGAGCATTCTTCTTCAGTGTTTGATAAGACTTTCCATGACTTGCACTTGGGAGAAGCAATGACAATGCCAAACATAGCAGAAGCTTGATAGGTGATCTTGCCTTTAATGACATTCATCTTTTCCATAGTTTGGGCAATGTTCCAACCATGCATCATCCCATAAGAGAGATAAGCTGTGACAAGTTGTTGAGCATTCCAATTTGTGCCTGCAGTGAGATAAGCAGCAAGTTTGACGAGTTGTTCCATACTGTCAGCAATAGCATTGACATCAGAGAGAGATTCTAAAAGTTTATGATTTGCCATTTAGTTTTTCCTTAATTGTTTTTCAAAATTGCTACAAATCGATCATAGATAGCAGCAATGATTTCAGAAGGTTCTGCATCGATTGAGAGGTTAAGAGTTTTGATTGGGATGATGATCTTAAGACGATCAGTGATGATCTCCACATCATCGCAATCGATTGTCCAGTCTGTTGTTAAATCATCAAGTTGATGCATCAATGGACCTGTGCCATCAAGTTGAATGATATTGAGTCTTGAGAGGGTGTTGAGTTGACTCATTTGTTTATTCTCCGAAAAAAAGTAGTGAAAAGAAAAACATCGCCCAAAAAAACATATGGAAGAATATCACTCCAGCATTGTTAATGACATCGCCAATATTTTGCTTTTTGATTTCAGATTTTTGTTCTTGAGAGATGCCTTCTTGAAGGTGTCTTTTATCGACTGTTGGGAACAATCCACATTTAGGTGATTGGTGCATTTTATACTCCTTTGTAAGTAGTGGTTTAGTTATTGGTTTTCTTCAGATAAAAACTGAGCGGCGATAGGCATTGGATACAAAAAAAACTGATGTTTAATACCTGTGATTTCTTCAAGCTTTAGAGCATTTGACAACTTGCATGTATTTTCATCTTTAATGTGATGATGAAGAGCTTGTCTAGAAATACCCATTAACTTTGCGATGTCTGCCAAAGTAAGCTGACATCTAAGACGAATAGTTAAGCTTTTGATATTTTTTTTCATTACTTACCAATTCTGCTTTCTAATCTTTATGATCATGTTGTTTGATTTGATATGCTTAGTTTATAATAAAATTATAATCAAGTCAAATAAAATTATAAAATAAATAATAAAATTTTAAACAATACTTAAAAACTTTGTCTATCTGCAATTCTTTGGCATGATCCTAAAAATTCAACATGTGCCGTCTTGCATTCTCCATGGCGGTTTTTTGTGACGATGATTTCCATATCTGTCTCTGATGCTAGATCATCATAGGCGTGTTCACGATATAGCATCATCACAACATCAGCATCTTGCTCAATCGCTCCTGACTCTCTAAGATCGCTCAATAGCGGCCGTTTATTTGCTCTTTGCTCAACTCCTCGATTGATCTGAGCAAGTGCAATCACTGGACAACCTATTTCTTTAGCTAAAGCTTTTAAGCCTCGACTGATCTGAGATATCTCTTGCTCTCTGATCATAGCTGGAGCTGTCATCAGTTGAAGATAATCAACTATGATCAAGCCTATATCTTCACTTCTCTTTTTTACATCACATATTGATCGCATCTCTTCAATGGATAATGCTGCTCTATCTATGATCTCAAGAGGCATCCCATTTATCTGAGAGAAAGACTCTGCCATCCTGGTTTTAAATCCATCGCTAAGAGTATCATAAGGCTGATCAAAAATAGAATGAGCGATGCCACTCCAATTGCTGGCTAGACGCTTGAGAAGTTGAGTGCTTGGCATCTCCAAAGAGAAAAACATAACTTTCTTTGATTGAACTCGCATCGCATTTAAAGCAAAAGTCAAAGACACAGCCGTCTTTCCCATAGCAGGACGACCAGCGACCACATATAAACAGCCGTCTTTCCATCCTTTAGTGATCTGATCTAAATTATCAAGACCACTTGTCAAACCTTGCTTGAAGTTGACCATTGAATCCCATAACTCATTTAATTGTTGAGACAACCCAACATTTGGCTTTGGTTTCATATCCTTGATTTTGTTTTCAGACTCAAGGAAAAGATCATCAATCTCTTTAAGAGAATATCCATGAGCGAGTGCGATTTCTTTGTATCTATAGATTTGAGATAGTCTTAAGCTGGTGAAGTCATCATATATGCGATTGATATGATCTTCAACTACATGGATCATCGCAGGTCCTCCATAATAGACATGACAAGGATCAAGATTTTCCATGATCCATGACATGATGTGATAAGCTGGCATCATCTTTTTTAATGCCTTCTTTTTATCTTCGGCTGTTCTATGATAGAGATCAGCGACATTTTCAAAATTGATTGGCTTTTGCTCTTGTCTGAGCTCAACGCAAATTTCAAAAAGCCTGATGCATGTATCATCAATAAAAACACGAGGATCAGGGATCATCTTGAAGATCATGATTTTAACGGCCTCACTTCTCTGTTCAAGAGATACAGCTGTTGATCCATCTTTGTATGTGTATGTGATAGATGAAGGCCAAAGAAGCTGAGTTAAAACAAATCTGATTCTGCTCATCAAAAGGATTTGGCGATCATCATTCATGCTTTCCCATGATTGAGACATGATATATTCAAAGGTTACTTCTTTGTTGCCGTCTTCGGGATTTTGAAAGTATGTCATAGAAGATCACCTACGAATTGATAGCAAGTTGGTGCTGAGTACAAGAAGAATTGATGAGAGATTTTTGTTGTTGCCTCAAGCTTTAAAGCAAGTTTGAGAGGTGCACTAGCATCATCTTTCATGATTTGATAAAGACGGCCAACGGTGATATCAGACTCTTTTGCGATTTCAGCAACGGTCTTATTTGACTTTAAAAGCAACACTGACAATTTTTTAGTCATGATGAATCCTTTTTTATTTGAAATTTTTTTATAATCTTTATAATATAATTATCGTATAGTCAAATAAAATTTCAATCTAGGAGAGAGTATGAAACTAAAAAATTCAAAATTTGACAATTTCCAGTTCATTATTGGCAATCTTCTGAGATGTCCAGATCTTCAAAAGGTTACTCATGGCTTTGCTTTGATGTATCGATTGATTGAGTTTTACGAGTTTGAAACTTCCAATCAAGATATGACAATTGAATGCACCTACTCAGATCTATCATCACAGATGGGAGTAACTGATCGAATGATAACAAAGTCTATTGATCAGCTTTGCGAGCTCGGCTTGATCCAAAAGAAAAAGAAGATCAGCAAAACACAATTCACAATCATGCCTAAAGTGGTGAATCGATACTGGATGAAGACATCAGAATTCAAAATGATGATTGCAAGCTCGGCAAATGTGGATTATACCAAAAACAATACAATCGAAACTACTGAAAACGGTATAATCGAAACTACCAAAAACACTACAATCGAAACTACTGAAAACACTACAATCGACATACCAAAAACACTACAATCATATATATATGAAACTAATGAAACTAATTATGAAATAAAAGAAAACTACGTAAAAGAAAAGACGAGCTCAAAAAGTGAAGCGTGGTCGCAGATTGAAAATAAAATGAAATTCAAGGACGGTCGTCTTGTGGCTGATTTTCAAGATGCACCTGTTGAATGGTCAAATCGCAATGATGGTACATGCTACTCATTGCTAGATGTAAATCAGCACGACAAAGAACGATCAAGGATCAATGCCATATCCAGGCAATTGGCAAGCTGCTATTTTACAGAACAGCATAAAGCCATGTATCGAGAAAACTTTAAAGGCAATATGCTATCACAAGATCAAAAAGATGCTCTTGGATCAATGGCCAAAGATCAAGATAAAAAAATCTTTATCACTGGATCAGCAGGTAGTGGAAAAACTCATCTCATGGTTGGCTTGCTAAAGCATATCATCGCAAATCGACATTTTGCCAATCGTCTTCATGGTGTCGGTCGGTTTTTCTATGGAACACTAGATCAGCTCGATCGATGGAGAAAATCAGAATATGATAAGGCCAAAGCTGAGAATAAGCCAATACCATCTATTTCTGATCTTTTGTCAAAGATGGATGTCATCTGCATCGATGATTTTAGTGCATCAAGAATGAATTCTGTATTTGAGCTCACAATCGATCAATTTATTGACCTGACAAACTCTTTCAATGGATGCATGATTTTAGCATCTAGGAATGATTTAAATGGCTTGCCTATACCATCACAGCCAAAGAGCGATTTAAATAGATTTAAAGCATGTTTTTCTAACACAACAATCTCACTCTCTCAAAAGGGAAGAATATGAAACTTAATCCAACTTACTCATCAGGTGATATCAATTTCATCCATGATGAAGCACAAATCTTTGTTGAAAGCATTATCAATAACATTGATGAGAACATCACTCCAACTAAGGGACATGATGGAGATTATCATTGGATTTATTTGACTGTGAATAAGAGCAATGGTTTTTTCTATATCGGTAAAAAAACAGCTCGTCATGGTAGTGCAACAACACCTCTAAAAAACTATTATGGATCAGGTGTTAAAATCCTTGATGCCATAAAAAAAGAAGGCAAGGATAATTTTTTGAGATACATTTTAAAGTTTTATCCAACACAATGGGAAGCATGGAATGCAGAAGCTAGCATTTTAACAGATCAAGTCTTGTCTCGGTTTTCAGAAGATTTAGAATGCATGTATAATTTGCAAACTGGAGGATTGAGAGGAGTTAAAAAGAATGCTTTCATTTACTCTAAACGATCAGCTGAAATGAAAATAAAAAAACAAAAAAGAGATGAAGAAGCTAAAGAAAGCTTAGAAAGATTTTTAAAATTAAATCCTATATTGCAGAAAGTAAAATTGCTTGATTGAAATAAATTTATCTCCATCTGTGTTCAAGGTTATCCGCTCCACCTCTTTGAAGTGAATTTGTTGATGCGAAGCACCTTGAGCGGAACTAATCTCAGCCTCTTTTTTTCAGTGAAGAAACTTGTAAAATACTAAACTCAAATCGAGGCTGATCTATCTAAATCTTAAAAATATCAATTCCGTTGGCTTTCAAATACTCTTCACCTGTTGATATCCACCTATTATCTCGATCTTCATAAATAACTGACTTAAGGCCGGCATGATGAATGAGTTTGGCACACATCAAGCAAGGTGGAGCGGTGACATAGATTGAGCATCCATCAGTTGCAATCCCATTTTTAGAAGCATTCGCAATCGCATTAAACTCAGCATGGTGGCAACCTATTTGGCTTTCTGATCCACTAGCTATTTTACATCTATCTCTCAGACAGTCAGCACCTCCACAAAGGCCGCTTTGCTTGCGAGCAATTCCATTGAAAGATGAGATGATGGGCACATCGCCTTTAACAATCACAGCACCTACTTTGGCTCGACTACATGGTGAAAGACTAGCCATGATTTCAGCCATGCTCAAAAATGCTTTATCTTTAGCACTCATAGCAATCATCCTCTTTGGATGCAAGACAAGCGATTTCAGAAGCAAGCTTGATGATGGCTTTAGATCGCTTTCCGCATTTGCCTTTATTGCCTACTGTATAGCGACCGAGAGCAAGACAAACATCACCTTGACTTGCGAAAAGCCACGTTTGATATGCCTTGATGCCATACTCAATCTCAGTACATCCTGGACAATGAAAGAACTCTTTTTTTACTTGCATGATACCTTCAGCACCTGCAGACGATACTAAGCCACCTTGAAAGCGACTCTCATGAAAAGCAAGAGCAATCATCAGATAAGGATCAACGCCCATCTTTTCAGCACTAGATGCAACTTGCTGACAAGCTCGCATTCTTGAAGGGATTGATTTAGAAATCATCTTCTCCCATCCTAAATCTTGCTTGCTCTGAGTTGG